CAAAAGTTAGCGATTTTCATCTAGCTAGACCGCCTCCGATCCCACGTACACATTTTTTCCCGTTTCAGGAAAAGTTAACCATGGCTTTAACCGACAAGAAGCGGCGGTTTGTTGACGCTTTGCTGTCGGGAGCCACAAATCGCGAGGCGGCGATCGCTGCCGGATATTCAGAGAAGACCGCGTCGCAAGCGGGCTCCAAGCTTGCCAAGGATGTCGATGTACTCACCGAGGTAGGCCGGCGGCTCAAGCAAAAGCAAGCGACCAGCACTGAGGTTAAACCCACTCGGAAAGTTAAAGGCGAGGCCGTCGAGGAGGAGGGTGTTGCTGATATCGAGCTCACACATACCGATGACCCGCGGGTATTCCTCACCGAGCTGATGAACGCTGACGGGGCCGACATGCGGATGCGCCTAGAAGCTGCCAAAACGCTCATGCCGTATTCGCACGGCAAGGTCGCCGACCAGGGCAAGAAAGAGCAGAAGGCCGAGGCCGCCAAACAGGTCGGTAAAGGCAAGTACTCACAAGGCAAGCCACCCCTCTCCGTAGTGAAGAATTGACCTATGCAATGGACAACAGCCTGCCCGGATTGGTGGAGGTGCCTGGCTGCGGGCGAATCAATCATCCCCGAGCCGCTGTTTCTAGAGGAGGCTGAAGCCGGCCTCGATGTGTTCAAGGGGCTGAAGATCGTTGATGCGCCAGGCAGCCCAACCATTGAGGCTGCCTGCGCACCCTGGGTCTTGGCGTTCGCCGGGGCCATCTTCGGCAGCTACAACAGCGAGACCGGTGAGCGCCTGATTCGGGAGGTGATGCTCTGTATCCCGAAAAAAAACAGTAAGTCTACGATCGCTGCAGGGATCATGCTGACGGCATTGATCCGCAACTGGCGTCTTTCGGCTGAGTTCATCATCCTGGCGCCGACCAAGGAGATTGCCGACAACTCGTTCATCCCGGCCAAAGACATGGTCAACAATGACGACGAGCTGAAAGCGCTGCTGCATGTTCAGCCGCACCTACGGTTGATCACCCATCGCGAGACCGGCGCCACGCTGAAGGTCGTAGCCGCAGATAGCGACGTGGTTGGAGGCAAGAAGGCAGTCGGCGTCCTGATCGATGAGGCCTGGCTTTTCGGCAAGAACCCGAAAGCCGCTGACATGATCCGCGAGGCCACTGGCGGTCTGCTGTCGCGGCCTGAAGGCTTCATTATCTGGTTGACGACCCAGTCGAACGAGCCTCCGGCTGGTGTGTTCCGCTCCAAGCTCAACTACGCACGCGGCGTGCGAGATGGCCGGATCGACGACAACCGGTTCCTGCCGATCATCTATGAGTTCTCTCAAGAGATGATCAAGAGTGGCGAGGCGCGGAAGCCCGAGAACTTCCACCTGGTCAATCCGAACATCGGTTACTCCGTCGACCGACCTACGCTTGAGCGCCTGTTTATGCAGGCTGAACTGGACGGAGAGGCTGAGCTTCGTGGTTTCTTGGCCAAACACCTCAACATCGAGATCGGCCTTGCGCTGATGTCCGACGCCTGGGTCGGGGCTGAGTTTTGGGAGGCGCAGGCTTCAGCGTGGCTCAGCCTCGATGAAATCCTCACGCGATGCGAGGTCATTGATGTTGGCGGTGACGGCGGCGGGCTTGATGACTTGCTCGGTCTTGCCGTGATGGGCCGGGAGGCGGGAACCCGTAGGTGGTTCCACTGGGCTCACGCCTGGGCCCACCCTTCGGTTCTGGAGCGTCGCAAGTCAGAAGCACCACGCTTGAGGGATCTGGAGAAGGCTGGCGAAATCACCATTGTGGATCGCATCGGTGATGACGTTGAGCAATTTGCGGCCATCGTGGCCCGCGTCAACGACACCGGCCTACTCGATAAAGTCGGCCTCGACCCAGCCGGCATCGGCGCAGTGCTCGACGCGCTTGCGGATGCCGGCGTCGAGGAAGACAAGATCGTGGGCATCTCTCAAGGCTGGAAGCTTACCGGTGCAATCAAAACGACTGAGCGCAAGCTCGCCGAGGGCACGCTGCTCCATTGCGGGCAGGCGCTCATGGCTTGGTCCTGCGGCAATGCCAAGGGCGTGCCTTCGGCAAACGCCTTCTTGATCACCAAGCAAGCCTCGGGCACCGCAAAGATTGACCCGTTGATGGCAACGTTCAACGCTGTTTCGCTGCTCAGCCTGAATCCAGAGGGCAGGGGCGGAATGGATAACTTCATGGCAGGCATTCGGGACCCACTGATCGCATGAACGCATTTCATATTTTCATTGCCTGCGCAGTGATCGCTTTCTTCCTGGCATGCGGTGGTGTCTGGGTTCTGGCCGGTACTGGCTGGGCTTTGCTGGCTGGCTCGGTGAGCTTTTTCTGCATCGCTGGATTTATTCGCAGGGGGCTGATCAGTGGTTAGAACTCTATCCCAGGCGTTGGGGGTCGCCGCCACCAAGCCATCAGCCAGCCTAAGTGAATGGCTGGGCAAGAGCATCAAGTTGTCGGATGGCGGTTTCTGGAGTGCCTTTACTGGGGCGCAATCCAGTAGCGGTAAGTCCGTTACGGTCGACAATGCCATGCGACTGTCGACCGTCTGGGCGTGCGTGCGAATTATCTCGACCTCCGTTGCAGGATTGCCGCTGAGCATCTACCAACGTCTGCCTGATGGTAGCCGGCAGAGTGCAAGGGACTTTCCTCTGTACGATGTGGTGCATACCAGCCCGAACGAGGACATGGCCGCATTTCATTTCTGGCAGGCTGTAGTGGCGTCCATGCTTCTATGGGGCAACGCCTACTGCGAAATCCATCGGGCCGCAGGGCGCGTCATTGCTCTTGATTTCCTGACGCCGTCAAGGGTCGACCCCCAGGTCGATGATGACGGACGATTGCGATACTTTTTCAAACCTCGCAAAGGGGCAAAGCGCGAAATTTTGCGCGAAAATATGCTGCACATCCCGGCATTCACCTTGGACGGCAGGATGGGTTTGTCTGCTATTCGCTACGGAGCTGACGTGTTCGGGTCCGCGATGTCGGCTGACGACGCGGCGAACACCACCTTCAAGAACGGCATGATGCCGACCGTGGCGTTCACCGTAGACAGGACACTCAATCCTGTGCAGCGCGTCGAGTTCCGTGAGTACGTGCAAACCATTTCTGGCGCCCTCAATGCCGGCAGAAGCCCGGTGCTTGAGCAGGGTGTGAAGCCTGAGATGATCGGAATCAACCCCGCCGACGCTCAGTTGCTGGAATCCAGGGGGCACAGCATCGAGGAGATCTGCCGCTGGTTCGGCGTTCCACCTTGGATGGTGATGAAGACCGATAAGGGAAGCAACTGGGGGACAGGACTAGAACAACAGCAGATCGCCTTCCTCACGTATTGCATCATGTCCTACACCGCGCCCATCGAGCAGTGTGTGAACAAGCGCTGCATGACCGCTGTAGACCGCATCAGCTTCTATGCAGAGTTCTCGCTCGAAGCATTCCTGCGAGCTGACAGCACTGGCCGAGCGGCATACCTCAGCACCATGGGCCAGAACGGCTACATGACGCGAAACGAAGGGCGCCGGAAAGAGAACTTGCCCAGCATGCCGGGCGGCGACGTTCTCACCGTTCAATCGAACCTGGTTCCGTTGGACCAATTGGGCAAACAGGATGACGGGCAGGCAGTTCGCGCAGCACTGAAGAACTGGCTCAAAGAGTCGGATAGCACCTCTCGGGAGTAACCCATGAAGCACAAGATTCAGTCTCGCGGCCTGCGCAGCGAGATGAGCCCGCGCGCGCTCGATAAATGGAATCCCGCGATCCAGGCGGCCGTCGAGAACACCTCGGAAACCATCACGATCTATGGCGTGATCGGTGAGGACTGGTATGGGGAGGGAGTGACCGTCAAGCGAATTGACGCCGCGCTCCGCGCCATCGGCGAGCGCGATGTCACGGTGTACATCAACTCACCAGGCGGCGATATGTTCGAAGGCATCGCCATCTATAACCGTCTGCGTGAACACAGCCATATGGTGACCACGAAGGTGCTCGGTATGGCTGCCAGTGCAGCTTCGATCGTGTACCTGGCCGGCAAAAAGCGTGAGGTGGCTAGCAGCGCTTTCCTGATGATCCACAACTGCTGGACCTTCCTTTCCGGTAACCGGCACTACCTGACCGATGTGGCAGCCGATATGGCGGAGTTCGATGCTGCGATGGCCGACCTCTATGCCGAGACCAGCGGACAGTTGGCCGAAGACATGGCCGAGCTAATGGACGATGAAACGTACATCCGAGGCAAGCGTGCCGTAGAGCTTGGCTTGGCTACCGGCTTGCTTTCGGCCACCGAGATCACCGAGCGAGAGACAGAAGAGGCGGGGCAGGCCAATGCGCTGAAAGCTATGGATGTAGCACTGGCCAAGGCCGGTATGTCTCGTTCCGAGCGGCGCGAACTCTTCGCCAGTTTCAAGTCCGGCATGCCTCGCGCTGCCGGCGGGGGTGCGCATAACGCTGCCCCGACCGACAAGCCCAGCGCTGTCGCTCCCGACCTATCGGCCTCCTTGGCACAGGTCGCAGCAATCTCCAATCTCCTCAAAGGAACTTCGCGATGAGCGACTACGAAAAGCAGTACCTCGAACTAACTGCCAGCCTGAAAGGCATTGGCGACCAGATCAAAAGCCAGGCCGAGGCGACCGAGAAGCAAATCAAGGCCTCCGGCGAAATGAATGCCGAAACCCGGACTAAGGTCGATGAGCTGCTGACGAAGCAGGGCGAGCTCTCTGCGCGACTGCTAGAGGCCGAGCAAAAGCTGGTCAACGCCAACCGCGACCGCAGCCAGCCGGAGCCTCAGCAGTCGGCCGGTGAAATCGTCGCCGCCTCCAAAGAGATGGAGGGCGTCGACTCATCCTTCCGAGGCTCTCGCCGGATCTCTGTAACACGCGCAGCGATTACCTCCGTGCCCGGCTCTGCTGGCAACCTGGTCCCCGCCGATCGTCGCTACGGCATTCAGGCAATCCCTGAGCGCCGCTTGACCATTCGTGATCTGATCGCGCCTGGGCAGACTGGCAGCAACTCGGTCGAGTATGTGCAGGAGGAGGGCTTCACTAACAATGCTGCGTCGGTTGCGGAAGGCACCGCCAAGCCATACTCCGACATCAAGTTTAAGCTGGAGAACGCTCCGGTGCGCACGCTGGCACACCTGTTCAAAGCCAGCCGCCAGATCCTCGACGATGCCCCTGCACTCAAGAGCTTCATTGATGCTCGCGGGCACTACGGCCTGAAGCTTGCCGAAGAAACGCAACTGCTCTTTGGTAACGGCACCGGCGCGAACATCGGCGGGATCGTCCCTGCTGCTCAAGTGTATGCCCCGCCTGGCGGCGTGGTGGTGACGGGTGAGCAACGCATTGACCGGCTGCGCCTGGCGCTACTACAGGCAGAGCTGGCTGAGTTCCCTTCGGATGGCATTGTGCTGAACCCTATTGACTGGGCCATGATCGAGTTACTGAAAGATGCTCAAGGTCGCTATCTGATCGGTCAGCCCCAAGGCGATACGCAGCCAACCCTGTGGCGTCGTCCAGTCGTTTCCACCCAGGCCATGCCACTGGACGACTTCCTCGTCGGCGCATTCGGTCTCGGTGCCCAGATCTTCGACCGCATGGATGTCGAGATCCTGATCTCTACCGAAAACGACAAAGACTTCGAGAACAACATGGTCACCGTCCGTGCCGAGCAGCGCTTGGCCTTGGCGATCTATCGCGGCGAAGCCTTTGTTACCGGCCCGCTGACCCAGTAAATCAGAGCCCAGCCAAGTAAGGCGCTCTCGTGGCGCCGTTCTTGAAGGAGTTTGTATGTCAAACGCAATCAAGAAGGCCAGCAAGCCCCAGGCGGCTGATTTGGCAAAAATTCCTGAAGGGCAGCTTGCCGCACCTGGCGACCCCAATGGTGACCCGGTATCCGGCCACGGCAGTGGCCAACCTTTTTCGGTTACGGTCCAAAGCTCGACGTTTAATCCAGCGCCAGAGGCTGACGGCGCTTCTCTGGTGGATCCTGTCGAGGTAGCTGCGGGGTCTGGCGAGAGCACTGCTGAAGTTGCTCCAAGCGCAGGGGGAGCTTCTGCCATTTCAGGTGATCCTGGATCCGAGACCAATGCTGCAGCCGTCGCCGGCGATGTCGTAGGCAAGAGTCCTGGCTCCGATCTGGAAATCCCTGTTGAGCTGAACCCCGTGGTCGTCAAGGTTTATCCCTTGCGCACTTATCAGGATGACGGCGAGCTGCGCCGCCGGGGCGGCAACGGGTATCTCGTAGCGAAGAGGCACGCAGATGCTCTCGCGCTGCGCGGTCTCGCGACCTTCAAGCGATCGGAGGAGTAGTGGATGGCGGTGATCAACATGTCGATTGTCCGGCATCACCTTCGAGATCCCGACGATGATGACGAATACCTGGAGCTCCTAACTGAAGCGGCGGAAGGGCAGGCGATGGACTACCTGAATCGCCGATTTTACGCCGACCAGCAGGCGCTCGATGCGGCTGTCGCCACTGGCGAGGCCGGTGAGTCCCCAATGCTTGTGAACAAGCAGATCAAGGCGGCTTGCTTGCTGATCCTCGGTCATCTGTACGCAAATCGTGAAGATGTCGTGATCGGCGTTGCAGCCACCGAGCTACCCAAAGGTTCAACGTCCCTCCTGACGCCGCACCGGGTGGGGTGGGGCGTATGAGGGGCGGCCCGCTGCGCCACAAGTGCGCCCTGCAGCGCAGCGTCTTGCTGCCTGAGCCTGGCGGCGGAAAAGCTGAGCAGTGGGCCGTGCTGCGCGACTCTGTATGGGTGGAAATCGGCCTACCCACCGGAAGACTCCAACCTATTGCTGATCAGTTGCAGGCCGTAGTTACCGCCGAAATCAAAGCCCGGTATTCGCGCATTTTTGCGGCGGGCATGCGTCTGCTGCACAAGTCCACTGGCGACACCTACCTGATTGAGGCTGTGCTCCCGAGCAACGAACGCGACATGCTCCGGCTGTTGTGCTCCAGCGTCGTCAATCCATAAGGAGACATCCATGAAAGTACGAGCCCTGGCCAATCTCTCTGGCCCCATGGGTCGCAAGACCATCGGCGAAATCTTCGATGTGAAGGCCGAAGAGGCCCGCGTGTTGATCGATAACCAGCAGGCAGAAGAGGTCACCACCTCTGCGAAGCCGAGCGGCGCATCGAAGCCCGCCAGCGGCGAGCCGGAGGCCTGACATGGCTCGCCGCTCGCGGATGTCCGGCGACTTCAAGCTGCGCAAGTTGCTCCGAACCATTCACCAGACCGTCGACAACGAGGTCAGGGGGGCGATGCAGGACGGCGCGGACAAAATTTTGAGCAGCATGCGCCAATTTATCCCGCGCGATACGGGCGCAGCAGCAGGTGCACTTACCGCGTTCGTTTCGAAAAGCGGACTTGATGCCCAAATCGGGCTCAGGGGGAAATGGGACAACGCACGGTTCTTCTACATGCGGTTCGTTGAGTACGGCACGAAGGGCTACTCAGGCAAGATTTACCAGCGAGCTGACAGCAACGCAATTGGCGGCGTGCACACCAACAATCGCGACAAGTCGCAATTGCGTGGGCGTCGAAATTCGATTCGCCAACGCGTTACCAAGAACAAAAGTGATGGTACGCACTTCTTCGGCAAGTACCCCAACATCCCAGCCAGGCCAGCTCACCCATGGCTGCGCCCTGCTATGGATGTGAACAGGGAATTTGTACTCGCTAACATTAGTGCCGCTGTTGGAAGAACGCTGCAGAAAGCAGCGAAGGGAGGTTGATGTGGCCGATCCATCCTTTGCCCTGCAGGTTGCTCTGCACGACAGGCTTTCTGCTGGCTTGCCTTGCCCTGTGCACGACGGAGTGCCCGATAACACGGCATTCCCCTACGTCACCATCGACAGCTCGATCACCGACGAGGCCGACTTCCTGGCCAGCCGGAAAGACCAGCGCTTCCTGTATCTGTCGGTCTGGAGTCAGTACCAGGGCCAAAAGGAAGTGCACCAGATCATGTCGGCCATCGACGCCCTGCTGCACAACCAGCCGCTGCCGCTGACCACCGGGCGCGTCGTGTCCATTCAGGTGAAGCGCAAGCAGACCCGGCGCGAGCCGGACGGTATCACCTACCAGGGCGCCGTGACGCTGCGCATCATCACCCAACACTGATCCACCTCTGAACTCACCGCCTTGCGGTTCATTCACCTGTCCTCGGGAGGACTGTCTATGTCTATCAATACTGGCGCCGGTACGCGGATCTACATCGGTCCGCGCCTGACCGCTGACCTGCCGGAAGATAAAGCGGCGGCGATCACCTCGCTGTCTGCGCTGATCTACGTCGAGGTTGGCGAAGTCGAAAGCATCGGCGACTACGGTGACACGATCAACGACGTGACCTTTGCGGGCCTTGCCCAAGGGCGCGCCAAGCACCTGAAAGGCCTGGCGGATGCAGGCACGTCGGAGCTGGTGGTCGCGTTCGATTCTGACGATGCCGGCCAGCTTGAGCTGGTTAAGGCATTTCTGGACCGCTCTCGCTTCGACTACCCGATCAAGATTGTGTATGTCGATGGCGAAACGGACTACTTCGCCGCCAAGGTGATGAGCAACAAAAAGGCTGGCATCACCGTTGAGGGCGTGCTCAAGCGCAACGTTTCCCTCGCCATCAACTCCGAAATCTACGAGGTCGAATAGCCCTGCAAGGGCGTGTTTGACCAGGTGTGCAGCCAGCGCGGGTGCACGCTCGTCCCCATTTGTTGCATCCCACATCCCCAAGGAACAACCCAATGTCCAGAACTGCCCACGGCACCACCACCGTAACGCTCGGCGCTCAATCGTTCGAGTTGAAACCAACCCTGAAAGCCGTGCGCGGCATCGAGCGCCACTTCGGTGGTATCGCCCCGGCCATGGGCGAGCTGAACCAGTTGAAGCTCAGCGCGATTGCCGCAGTGCTGCTGATTGGCTCCGGCAAGGACTTCAAGCCCAAGGACATTGAAGCGCTGGAGGAGCAAGTGTTCGAGGTCGGTATCGCCGATGTGAACCCCCAGGTCATCCCATACGTTGTCGCGCTGTTGAATCCGGCCGGTAAAACTAAGGAAGAGCTTGAGGCTGAGGCTGCTGCGGGAAACTGAAGCAGCGGGGCGGCAATGGCAGCTACGTCGATGAGCTGTACGAGCTGGCCACGGGCTGCCTCGGTTGGTCACCCCGCGATGCCTGGGAGGCGCCCGTGGTTGAGATCGTGATGGCCTGGGAGGCCAAAGTGAAGTTTCTGCGCGCAACCAACCCGTTTGGGGGTGGCGAGCCCGATAAGCCCAACAAGGCTGCGGCGGCCAAGGAGCTGCGCATGGGATTGCGCGTCGCGGCGATGGGGCGATCCAAAGAAAAGTGATGTGAGACGACCCGCTACGGCGGGTTTTCGCGTTTTAAGGGGGGGCATATGGCAGACGGCGATATTCAGGGCTTGTTGGTACGGATTGAGGCCACCACGGCTCAGCTGCGCCAGGAGATGGCGCGGGGTGAATCCGCCGTCGCCGGCGCTGCCGGGAAGATCGATAACAGCTTGGGGCGGATCGACAGCGCGTTTGACCGGACCGAACAGAACGCCACGTCGCTGCAAGAGGCCGTCAGCAGGGCGTTCACTGGGATCGGTGTTGCGTCGGCGGCCGCTGTCGCCGGCCTGGTGGCAATCACCAGCCGGACCACGGAGTACGCCCAAGAGGTGAAGAACCTCGCGGCACTGTCGAACACCTCCGTTGATGATTTTCAGCGCCTGGCAGCAGGCGCTAAAACAGTAGGTATCGAGCAGGACAAGCTGTCTGATATCTACAAGGACATGAACGACCGGGTCGGTGAGTTTCTTGTCCGTGGCGGCGGCGAAATGGCCGATTTCTTCAACGAGATCGCGCCGCAGGTTGGCGTCACCGCCGACATGTTCGCCAAGCTCTCCGGGCCCCAGGCGTTGCAGCTGTACTACAGCTCGCTGGAAAAAGCTGGCCTGAATCAGCAGAAGATGACCACCTACATGGAGGCCGTTGCTGACGAAGCTACCGGGCTGATTCCGTTGCTGAAAAACAACGGTCAGGGCTTCCGCGAGTTTGGTGAGCAGGCCGAGAAGGCTGGCCGCGTCCTGAGTCAGCTTGAGATTGATCGGTTGGTTGAGGTGCGCCAGTCCATCGTCAACCTGCAGGGCGCTTTCGATGGCGCCTCTCGCCAGTTGGTGACGGGCATGCTGCCCGGCATGGAGGGGCTTGCTGACCTGTTCGACCGTCTTTCAGGCGGTGGCTCGGCCGAGGCCTTGGGGCAAGCGATTGGTTTTCTCGCTGAACACCTGAACATCCTTGCCGCAGTCATGGGCGGGAAGGTCGTGGCGGCGTTCGTGGGGTACATCCAGCAACTGGGTGGTTCTGCCCTGGCTTCGCTGCAGGCGCGGTCCGCCAACATCGCTCAAGCGGCCAGCGCTGTCGAGGTGGCCAAGGCCAACCAGGTGGCGGCCCAATCGGCGGTCATCCGGGCAGAGAAAGAAGCCATCGCTGCGCGGGGCACGGCGGTTCAGACCCAGATGTCCATCCAGCTCGCCGAGGCCAGGCTGGCTGAGCGGGCTGCAACCGACCACCTTGCGGCCGCCCAGACACGTCTCAAGGCCGCGTCGGGCGGTGTGCTCGCGCTGCTTGGTGGCCCAGCGGGCGTTGCGGCATTGGCGGTTGGGGCGGGCATCGCATTCCTCACCATGCGTGACAACACGTCCACGCTGGAGAAGAAGCTCGGTGATCTCGCGGACCCGCTGGATAAGCTGATTGAGCGCTTCAACAAGCTGAACAAGGCCACGCAAGCGGTCACGTTGCGAGAGCTTCAGGCGAGCATCGACGAGACACAGCGAAAGCTCGGCGAGACTTCGGGTGCAATTGCTGACAAGTTCGAAAATGATCTGAGGAGCGTGGGTGCCGCCGGTGCTGACGGGCTGATGGCTGGTCTGGCGCCTCTCCCGAGCGATGTGCAGGGTGCGCTGGACCTGGTGCGCAAGGCGGCGCAGGACGCGTCCAGCGGCCTGCAGGTCGATTGGAAAGCGGTGGCCGATGAGGTACGGAAGGTGCCTGGCGTCACCGAGGCGATGGCTCAGGCCATCGAAGAGGGGCAGATTCGCGCCTCCGACCTCGGCGTCTCGCTGCAAAAGCTGAAGGGGGATTTACAAGCCCTCACTGCCGCGACCGGAGAAAATACTGCCGCAATCGCTGAAAACAACGCCGCCAAGGGCGGGATGTCGGCAACCGAAACTACCTACCTGGAAGCGCTGCAGAAGCGTCATGCGGCGCTGGAGGACGGTAATAGCGAAACAAAGAAAGCCACTCGCTGGCTGAGCGAACAGAAAAACATCACCGAGGAGGGCCGCGAGGCCATTCTGGCTGAGGCTGCTGCAGCTGATAAGCAGCGTGCGGCCAAGGAGGCGGCAACCAAAGCTGCCCAGGCAGCGGCCAGTGCGGGTAAAGAGTCGGCCACCGAGGCCAAAAATCAGACCAAGGCGCTCGCTGATCTCCAGGTTCAGGCCAAGCTCGCGATGGAAAGTGCCCAAGGCCTGGCAGCGGCCTATGCAAGCGGTACCGATAAATCCCGCGAGTTTAGCCTCCAGCAGAAAACCGAACAGGCGTTGCTCAAGGCCGGTGCGGGGGCCCGCAAGGAAGTCGAGGCTGCGATCCATGGCCAGGCGGATGCTGAAGATCGACTCGCTGTCAGCAAGGCCTCATTCGATCTTGGTAAGGAAACCAGCGACTTGTTGGCTCAGGCCAGTGCCACGCTACAGGGTGCCAAAGCGCTCGAAGCCTACAACCTGCAGAAAGCTCTGCAGGTGGCCCTGGCCGGCAAGAACATCGCTGCAGGCAGCAAGGAATATCAGTTGCTGCTCGATGCGACTCGGGCCCAGCAAGAGGCGATAAAGCTGGTCAAGCAGGCAACGGATGCCGGCAGCATCATGGATCGTTTGTACCCCGAGAAGAAGCTGCTGCGTGAGTACACGGAAAGTCAGGAAGCACTCAACAAGGCCATGGAACTGGCCCCGGAAAAGGCCTCCGACTACCAGGACGCGCTGCGCCTTCTCGGGCTTGAGTACGAGCAGAACAAAGCTGCCGCCACCGCGTGGGGCAAGTTCACCGAGGGCGCGGTCGACCGCGTCGATGAAGCCTTCGCCGGTTCCTGGAAGAACATCGGCGACGGTTTTGACGGTTTCGCAACCAGCCTGAAAGAAGGGTTCAAACAACT